TTATATACGATTATGACTTACCATTAGGTGTTAGGGTAAATGCCTGGGCAGCTTGGTGTAAGTTGTTTGATGCTAAAGAAGCTGCTGAGAAAGTACAAGCTGCCGCTTGTAAAGTGCACGCCCTGTAATGTCCTTCTTGAAGGTTGGAGGCAAGCCTCCTAATAAGAAGCAACGCCTTTACTTAATGGAGAGAGTTCTACCTTCTGGTATGACTGTTATCAAATGTGGCAAGGCTAGTGGCGCCTCATCAAAGGAACGAATGCTTCAGATATGTTCTTCTATATATGATAAGTTTAGACGAACACCTATGATCAAGATACAGAGAGATAGAGAAGTCCCTGCCGATAAGGTCTTTGAATATGAGACTATTATGCATAAGTTCTTCTCAGACTACCGGTATAACCATGCTACGAAGTGGGATGGAATCACAGAATGTTTTGTAGTCCCTTTAGATGATATGGTAGCAGCTTATGAAGCAGTTATTGAAGGAATGGTGCCGGAGCACATATATGTGATGCCAGTACCAGTAGAAGATGAATTAAAATTCTAATAAAGGAGAAATATGGGATTATTTAAAGAAGGCTCGTTTGAATGGATAGCTACTAGAATGGATGATATTAGAAAGTTAGCTATTAGTATTGTTTTTATAGTAGGTACAAGTTATGCCGGCCTTGATTATATAGGTAGTAAGTTTGTTACACAAGTAGAAGCTAGTAACTATGCTTTGAAGTCTAATGTTGCTAGAATGGACCTAGATCTTACTAGAATGCAGATAACTGTCTTACAAAAGGAATTGTTTTATGCTAGAAAGGTTGGTATAGTTCCTGAGGATAAGGTTTATTATAGAACAGTAGATAAGCGTTTGTTTCTTCTTAAAATTAAGATGAGAATACTAGATGCTGTAGAAAGTGATTACATTGTACCAACTTGGCTACAAGAGTAAAGGAGGTACCTATGGGATGTAAGAAAAAAGGTGGCGGTAAGAAAAAATAAAACTAAAGGAGAGCATTATATGGGTTTTATGAAAATGATAGGGCTTGGTAAACTTGAAAAAGTTGAGAAGAGTAGACCTGCAGCAGAGTTGCTAGCGGAGCACGAAGCTAAAGCAATAAAGCGAGAAGCTGTTAAGAAAAAGAAAGCAAAGCAGAGTTTAGTAAACAATTCTACTAATTCTGGTAAAGGCCTTACATAGTTTAAGTTGGTTCTAAGTAACCAGCTACTACAATACATCTACGGTCGATCGGGACACCTTCTAAAGTTCCTGGTACAAATAGGAGACTTAAAACTGTCTCCACTATATGTCTAAGTTGTACAAGATACAAATTGTAGCTGAGATTGCTACCTACGACACCAAACTCCTCCTTAAAATTTGATTTGATGGCTAAAACTATCACCGAGAGATCTAACTAATCTCTCTTTTCCTACAAACTACTTAACACCCTTTACTTTTAAACATATATTAGTTATACTGCTACGAAAAATATAAGGATATACATGAACGTAAGTAAATTGTCTCCTATAGATTGGTTAAATGCAATGGATCGACTCAGTGTCGGAGCATTTTATTTACTCAACGTTATATATAGGAAAGATATGAATATTAGTGATGAATCTATGATGAGCATTACAGGATATGGTGTTAGTACACATAGGAAACAAAAGTTAGATTGTGACTACCTCACTATTGCACAAGTCGGTAAAGGTACATACCAGTACACTATAAAGGATTATGATGTCAAGTGATTTAATGAATAAACCACACGCGTCTGCTGATAGGATAACTCCTAAGACTGGACAGTTTGTTACTATAGATAAGATTAAAGGTTTATTGCCTAAGAATACTAATATAGCAGTAACAGAAGAAATAGTGGCTCTTATTAATAATATGGAGAATGATACTGGTCTTCCACAAGAGTTATTAGAGGAAGACCTGATGTCTTATACTCATATACTTGGTGGGATGAAGGGCGTTGGTATGAAAGACCTCGTCAACGCTATTAAATTCTGTAACCTCAAAAGAAACTATGATAATAAAGAAGCATGGTCTATTGTCTTCCCTAAAAAGTATAATGAGTTAGTAGCTGGTAATAAGCAGATTGATAATCATGTCAGTATGTATAATGGTAGTAAATTAGTTACTGCTATAGATAAAGAAATGTTAATACCGGTTCACTTACAGTATGCTCCTTACTTTCATGCTGCTGTTAAGAAACAGTTTGAGCTTATGCAAGGTACTTCTAATACTAAAGATAAGCACGGTAATCCTGATAAGGTATCTCCTATGGTACAACATCTTGCCGCTAAAGAGTTGGCTGTGCTTACTAAGCAGCCTGAAGAACAGAAGTTATCTGTTACAATTAATCCTGGTGAAGCAGCTGTGTCTATGCAACAAGAGATGAATGACCAACTTAAAGCTATTGTGTCTAACCAGAAATCTAGATTAGAGGCTGGAGAGGATATTATTGATGTTCAACAAATTGGGTTAGACTTTAGTGAAGTAGGTAAAGATAATGAGTGATATTAAAAAGAATCTAAAGAAGTTTGATTTAGATAAAGCATTAGATAGTATTGACTTATCTTTCAATGGGTATATCCCCACTGAAGATGCTTTAGAGTTCTTTGCTATTATGCGAATGGTGCAAGGTGAAGACTTTGAGTTCCAAACTCCACTATTCCATTATTGGTTAGTGGATTTAATGTTCGGTAACATTACCCGTGATAACTACCCTTACTCAGAAGAAGTGCGTGACACTATTACTATTAATGTAAAGCGTATATGTATTGTGGCTTCACGTGGTATTGCGAAATCTACAGTTGTTACTGCGTTCTACCCAGTTTATTGTGCGATTAAAGGCAAGACGCCAGATGGTACTAAATCAGAATTTCATTTACTAGTTGCTGCATCACAACAAGGTGGTGGTAGAGTTATGGCAAAGGCTATTCAGTCTTTGTGTGAAGATAGTGTGTTCTGTCAAAATTACTTTGAGTCTATGAGGTTTACTGAGACAGAGTCTGAGTTTATCCGTAAAGGAACGGGCAAGGTTAAGAACAGAGTTTTCTTGGCTAGGTATATTGGTATCGGTGGAGGTATTCGTGGGGTGCGTTCTAATATAGGTGCTGAACGTCCAGATCATATAATCTTTGATGATGTTATTCTTAACTCTGATACTGCTTACTCTGATACTATAATGAGTAGTTTACGTAATACTATTAATGCGGATGCTATCAATGCACTGCGCGGTGGTGGTAAGGGGAAGATATTCTCAGTCGCTACTCCGTTCCACTTATTAGATCCTGTTATTGAAATGCTTACTAGCGGTGCGTATACTCCTGTGGCTATACCTATATGTGAAAAGATATATGAAGGTATGCCTGAGGAAGAGTTTAAAGGCGCTTGGCCCTCAATGCATCCATATCATGCTGTAATAGAACAGTATGAGAGTGCTATTGCTTCTAATGCTACCAGAGAATTTAACCAGGAAAGAATGCTTCGTATCAGTTCTGCTGAAGATAGAATGATTAGTGATGATATGATAGAACCTTATAGTAGAAAGACATTACTTAAAGAAATACAGAACTACAATATTTATATAACTACAGACTTCACTACTACCTCTGAGGCTAAGTCAGACTTCTCTGCGTTAGCTGTATGGGCTTTAAATAGTAATAAGGACTTCTTCCTAGTAGACTTATGTGTAAGACGGTTAACTTCTGGTCTAGCCATGGAAAGTCTGTTGAAGTAGGTGTTGAAGTAGATGGGCAGCAGAGAGCTCACTTGTTCGCCCTTAAAGAGATGATGGTAAAACGTAGTGAGTGGTTTACCTTTGCAAGACAGAAAGGTGCTAAGTTTGGCTCTGAAGGAATATTAAGTAGAGCGACTGGTGGTAATAAGCATGAAAGATTTAGAATGATGTTGCCTCAGTTTCAGAATCATAAGATGCACTTCCCCATAGAGTTAGATAATACTCCTGATATGATAGAAGCACGTAGACAGCTTAAATATACTACGTGGGAAGCATTCGGTGGACATGATGATTTCCCAGATGTTGTTAGTCAACTTGGTATGATGGAATTAATATTCCCAATGGTGGCTGTTGGTAGTTATAGTGCTGCGGGTAGAGGTAAGAATTCTATATGGGGTGACTCTGCTGATTATACAGATGAGCCATCTGCATATTCTAGTTACTCTTGACTTTAAAGTTTTAGTGTAGTAGAATTTCAAAATTAATTAAAGGAATGAAATGGCAAAGTTAAAGACATTAGCTGAAAAGCAGGCGATAAGATATAGATTAGTATACTTAGCATTTGGAGCACTAGTTGTTATACCTATCGCAACATTTGCTTTACTGGCATTTGGAGTAGACCCTTCTAGTGCTAGTGGAATTGTAGCTACTGTGGCTGCTTCGTTTAGCGCTATTGTTTTAGGTTTCTTTGCTACGTCGCCTAGAGATGATATCCCAACCATAAAGGAAGAATAATGTTTAGTACTATTAAAGTGTACTTAGCTACAGGCATTGCCGCTGTAGTAGCAATATTTATTGCTATATATAATGCACGCGGTAGCAAGGTAGAAAAGCTTGAGAAAGAAGCTATTGCTAAAGATGCCAAGATTACAGTTGCTGCTAAAGTAGTTGAGAAAGAAAAAGAAGCTGCTAAGTTTGTAGCTGATAATAGAGTAGCTGCGGCTAAAGCGGAGGTTATAGATGAAGAGATTACTACTAAGTATGATCCTAATACTAAGTTTTATATTTAGTACTGGCTGTACCAAGTATATAAAGTATCCCGTATTTATAGAAGCCTCTTGTCCTAAGTTAGAGATTCTTAAACCAGTTGATAGGATAGATATAAATGTCAGTTCTGATGGAGCAATACGTGATGAGTCTATGCATAACTTAATTATTGGTGCAAAGATGTTGAGGAAGACTGAAGTATTTTATATAGATCAGTTAACAGATTATAATTCTAAATTTGTAGAACCTGATGTTGACAAATAATACTAATTCTACTATTATTCTATTATCAAACAAAATGAGGAACAAATGACATACTCAATGCTAAAGAATTTAACGTCTGGTCTATTGACTGGAGATAATGTCCTACCTTCCGATGAAGAGGTTATGATAGGGCTTTTACAGTACGCACTTACTACTACCGCGATGAAAGCTGACTCACTACATCTTATGACATTAAGCACTACTGCTAATGTACTTAGGTTAGCTCAAGGTGATTACTTAATTCGTAATCCAGAGTTACCTGTAGATGATGAAGATGAAATTGATATTGACGACGAATTAATATTTGCTGTCTCTAGATTTATAGCCAGCTATCTTAGTAGAGAAAAAGGTGGCATACATGTTCAAGCTGCTGATAGAATTATATTAGATTATAATGCTAAGACTTATGAGATTACTGAGCAAATGCAGTTAGAAGCTGATAAAGTTGGTGTAACTGATATATGTTATGCCCCTGAATCTACTGAGTGGACCCTGTAATGACTGTAAGTGGAGCACTATATGGTGCTACTTTAAATCCTACTAAGAGAATAGGGGATTTACAGAATACCATATCAACAGCCACTGCCGGTGCATTTCTTGCAAAGGATTTATTTAAAGAGAGCGTTCCTTACTATAGAGAATATAATGACGGTGTTTTAGAAATATATATAACTTATCATTTCTTAAGGGAACTACGTAGACAACTTAGTGGGGATATAGAAGAAGATACTTCTACTTTCAGTCCAGAAGAAGATACTTTTTAT